GAAATTGTTAATGTCTGATTGTTTCTCTGCAACTTGTTCGTTGTTTTGTACGTTGTATCTAAATCTTTTATCACCAACACTATATTCAAAACCTTTGAATTCGTTGTTAAATAAATTTTTAGTTTGTTGTTTAAACAGTTCATGTCGCGTTTTCTGCTCTTCTTCATTCTTCTTGTATCTGTTGAAAAAGTCAAAAGCGTCTTGTTGTTCTTTAGATACGCCCGGTCTCAACTTGATCTCGTCGTAGTATTGATTTTTAATAGACTCTAATTCGTTTTTAGCTCTTACAACTTCTTCTTTAAAGGCGAGTTTCTTTTTTCTAATATCTCGCTCTTCATCTATATCCTCATCATAAGCAAAATTATCTTCCATTAAAAACTGGATTTCTTCTGCGTCTAAATGAGGTTTAGTTCTTTTATAATATTCTTTTAATAATGTTCTTTCATCAACACTAGAATAATCTGTGTTTAATCTAACATAATCTTCTACTGTTCCACCTGTTTCTTCCATAAAACTAACTAGTTTTTCTATGTTTTCAGGTAATGGTTTTCCAGTATTAATTTGTTCTTGAACATGTTTTTCTACTTCTTTTTCAATAACCACAACTTCTTCTTCAGTTATTTCTTCAATAACATTTTTAAGATCTTCTGTGTTTACTTCTATAATATCTTCTTTAGGTTCTTCTTCTAAATTAGGTATTACAACTTTTGTTACTTCTTCTACTACTTCTGGAGCAGAGAAATCTACCTTTGTAACTTTATCTTCTTTAGTTAAGTTTCTAGGTCTTTTTGGTTTTTGGATTTTAAAGTCTCCTTCTTGTTTTACAATTTCTGACATAATATAATATAATTAAATAGTTATTTTTTTTATAAACCTAAGTCTTCCATACCAGTAAACTGTGCTGATTCAAAACTTTGTGGTAATGCGTTTGTTTTTCTTTGCTGAACTAATTCAGACTGTTGACTAGCTTGTATTCTTGTTCTCTCATCCTTTCTGTCTTCCGCTAATTGTAGGTTTTGACTTTGAGTCTGAGATTTTAATTGTTCTAACTGCATGTTGTATTGGAACTGTTGTTCCGCTAATTGTAGTTTTAGTTGCATCTCAGTTTGTAATTTTTGCATTTCAAATTGAGATTTTGCTCTTTCTATGTTTATAGTTTCTTGCGTTATTGCTTGTTGTTTTTGAACTTCAAACAATGCTGCTTTTTCTGCAGTCTGTTGATTTGCTTGAGCTTGTGCTTGAATGTTTTGCATTTGAGCAGCTTGAGCAGCTTTTTGTTTCTTAGACTTTCTTAATTTAAGTAACTGATTAGCTAACTTTAAATTCTTAACCTGTCTAATATCTATAGCATCATCTAAATCTATAGTACCACTCTGTAAAGAAACTTGAATGTTTTGTTCTAACATTGCTTTCTCTTCTTCATCTGGTTCTAATTCTAAATAGATACCAAAATCATAAAGATTTAAATCTTTTATTTCTCTTAAAGTAGTAACATTATAAGTAGTAATACTTTGTTCTAATGATTTTGCTGTTAATGGATAATCTAAACAATCAGCAATTCTAAGAGCAATATTTTCACATACTCTAAGCGTCAAATAAAGACTAGCTTGTAATATATGTTTTGTAGCGGTGTTTGATGCATTAGCAGCCATTTTCTGTAGACCAACTAAAGTATCTTTATCTACCATACTTCCATCTCTTGCCTCGTTTAATCCTGTGACATCTCTTATCATTTGTAAGTAATACTGATAAGTTTGTATTAATGAAGCAATTTTAGCTTGACCAGAAGAACCGTTTAATTCCTGAATTGGAACTTTACCAGCGTTCATTCCACCATCTTGTGTTAATGATCTACCAATAATACTACCAGTTTGAAAATACATGTTTAATGCCTCTGCTGGATTGTAATTAGTACCATTACCTAAATCAACTTCTGCTAAACCATCAACATCTACAAACACACCATCAGGTACCATTCTAGATAATACTTGTTGTAGTTTTAAATGTGTTAACTGGATTATATCTGCAAATCCTGTAATCTTGTTTACAGTAGAATCAATTCTACCTTTATAAATTCTAGGAGCACATATAACATAGTTCATTTCAACTTTAGTAGTATCTGCAAAAGGTCTTGACATGTTTTCAGATAACTTCCACTCTAACATAGTATTAGTACCAAGAATTTTAGCTCCTGTATATAATACCTCTATTGTTCTTGAAATTCTTTCAAAATTATCATTTAGTGGAGGATTGAATTCATCTGTTTTTTCAATAGCTTTTTCAAGTCCGTTCTCACCATATTTTATTTTAAATACTTGGTTCATGTATGTCTTATATTCAAAATATAATACTTGAACTGTATTTTCATCGTAGTTACCCCAACCAGTAATATATTGTCTATTGCCTGGCATTTGTTGTATCTTGTATAATTCTTCCTCTGATAAACCAGGGAATTGTTTCTTTAATTCTGGAATAGTAACTGCTTTAACTTCTCCAACATAATATATATCTTCAAAGTTTGGATCTTCTGTATATGAATAAACCAAATAAGCAGGATCTACATATTCAGTTGTAATCCCTTCACTAGTATTAAAGTTTGTTTTAACACAACCTATACCTAATACTGTTAAGTCATAGTTTAGTCTTCTACGAGTTAAATCCCATTTATTAGCAGCTAAAACATTGTTAATAGCTTCTTCTTCGGCAATCTCAATTGACTGTTTATAAGACAATTGCATATGTAAGTCTAGTTCTTCTTTAGTCTCAGGTAATTCATCTTGAGGTAAAGGAGAAGCAGCAAAGTCTTTTCCAGTAACTTGATTAGCTTTGTTAAGCAAGTCTTGAGAGTACATGTCTCTTAAAATTGCTTGAGCATAAGAAGTTCTTGCTTTTAAAGACTCAGGATCTTGAGCATAAGCTTTAATGTCATAAGTCTTTTGTGACATACCATTAACAACTATATCTACAAATTTAGATATAATAGGTACAGGTTTCCAGTCTATGTTAAGATAAGATAAATCACCATTAGTAGCTAATTCATCTTTATATTTCTGTACTGATTGTTCTCCTCTGGCATATAATCTTAATTGGTGAAAATTATTCCAATTAGTTAAATATCTATTACCAGTAGTTCTGCCTTGATCAAACCACTCTTGTTCTATAGCACGAGATACTTGCAATCCGTATTCTTCGGAAGCTTTCACCGCATCAGGTACTACCTGACTAGGAAACGCACTATTTGTATTTGTGTATATATTCATTTACTTATGTATTTTTGATAAAGAACCTGTATTATCGTATTTTTTAATTCCTAAATTATGAATCTGTCTAAAGACTGGAGCTGATGGAGTATATTTGTTTTTGTTACAAGCCATTATAGCTAAACCAGAACTGATAGAAGCATCATACTTAGTTCTATCATTTATATTAAACCTTGCCCAATCATTTAAAGTTCTATTGAAGTACATGTCTCCATATCCTTCTTCTGTCATTCCAACATAATCTTCTATATAAGACTCTATTGCGGCAGCATGTGCTTGCTTTATATCTTCACTAGAGTTTGGTATTCCACCAATGTCTCTTTCTGTTATAGATAATTTATTCCAAACTTTATCAGGTCTATTCATAGAGTAACCTCTGTAACCTCTTCTTTTAAAATGAAATAACAATCTAGGTTTATTATTCTCAGCAAGTATAGGCATTCCATAAAAAACGCAAGCCATTAAAACTTCTTCAAAAAATATCTCAGCGGTTTGTGGTCTTGCAATATATTCTAAAAAGAATTGATTTACAGGTACTTCTTCCATAGAGAACTTAGTAAGTCCACTTAGAGCTCCATTAGATCCTTTACCATCTACTGTTCCTGATATATCATAAGGGTCACATCCAAAAGCACCACAATGCTCATTACCTGGATATTTAACACCATTCTTAATTACGATGTGGTTTTGTAAATGTAAAGGTGGAATCCACGAAACTAAAAATCTACCATCTTTATTTGGATAGAATATAACTCTAGTATCTTGTATACCATTTTCCCATTGAAAACTTCCACGTGTAATTATACTTGTATTTCTTAAATCTTCGTTATAATCTATCTGTTCGTATATTCTAGTTAGATTAAATAAAGATTGTTTTGTTTCATCTCTAAAAGCGTGTTGTTCTGTTCTTGGAAACTGACGATAGTATTCATTTAAACTGTCTTGGTCATTCTTTAAACCATCAACTTCATTTTGCCAATGTTCTATAACTCCGTATTCAATCCAATTACCATCTACGCCTTTAACTGCTTCTTGTGGAGTATCAAATACAGGTAATCCATAAGTATCAATGAATCCCTCGTAAGACCATTCCATAGGTATAAACAAACTATATAATCCTGAACTAGTTTGTCCGTTACGATTTCTTTTTGTAATATCAGAATTATGATAAAGAGTTTTAAAGTTTTCTCCTCCTTTATCTAAAGCGTTTGATGTTGAACCCATCATACACTTACCAATAATTCTACTACCTAATCTTAAAGTAGTTTTTGTAACACGCCAGTTATTTAATATGTTATCAGGTCTCTCCCACTTTCCACTTTCATCATGTACTAATAGTTTTAACTTTTCACCATCATAACTATTATCTCCAGTATTCTTCCAGTCAATGGTTGTATCAAGACCT